CTTTGTTAATGGATTCGATAATAGTGGGCGTAATTACTGTTCTTGCCATTTTTTCATTCTCCTTTTCTACATTATTTTTTATGAGTACTTAACGTTCATGACTATAATTTCTTTCGGCCTTATAATCTTCGCGTCGTACAGGATAAATCCTTTAACCGCGTCAGCAAATGCGCCTTCAGGACGATACGCCTCAACATGTGTCAAGGGTTTCGCAAAAGCAATAGCTTTGTTTGTCCTTACCATTAGGCTCTCATTTCCTGAACCGTCGTTAGCGCAGTTATTGCTCACGCGAACTATCATTTTGTTGTAAGTTCCAACATATCCGTTCTTCAAGAGAGCGGTGTTGTCGGTGTCAATCAAAACATTGGCTCTAAGCAATCTGCGATAAAACTTAGGCGAAACCGTGGCGACAATCTTTGTACTGTCTGGCACGTCGTTCAACATGAGTTTTTCTTTTGCTTCGTCCAAAGCGTCGAGAATGTCTACTTCTCCCTGCGCAGGCGTCCCTGCCACAACTTTCGTTGAAGCGCTATAAAGTTTTACTAACTCTGTGGACTTTGCTAAATCCGCGATATACTTATCCATTACGTTTCCGAGCTTTTGGGCTGTTTCTTCTCTCATTGCTGGGGATATCCCTTCGATAGAAGCCGCTTTATCTATATCTCCAACTTTATAGTTGTATATAGCTATGCGGTTAATCGGCATGATTATTGAACTATCTTCGAGCTCTTCGGCGGAAGGAATCGCCGTATTGCGGTCTTTCCTAGTTCTTTCGGTGATAGTGGGTGAACCAATACCAACGATTTTTACGCTTTCTCCATTTTCTTTAATTTTGCCTTCGTATTTACGATAGCAGTCTTTAGCAAAAACAAGCGCCCTTTCGAGGTCTCTGTTTATGCCTACTTCCCATACTGTCGGGATAAAATTGGTGTATGACATGGCTGTCTCCTTTCTTTTTTATTTTTGTTTACTTGCTCGTAAGTATGATTTTTCTACCTTATCCCAATTCTTATCAATCTCCGCTGCGGACATTTTTTTTATCTCGTCTAAAGTATAAAAATCTTTCGCTGAGCCAGCTTCGCCTTTTGCTGGTCCTGCGCTGGCGGTTTTCTTTGCAACTTTTTCCACCAGTTTTTTAGCTGCCTCTGCCTTTCCTTCCTCTAGCAATTCCTTCTTGAGGTCAAGAAACCGCTCGTACAAATCGGCTAATGGCACCTTGCCTACCCTGTCTCCTGCAAACTTTTCAAACTTCTTATCCTCGAAAAGCTTATCCGTATCTACTTTGGGATATCTTTCGGTGAAAGCGGCTGCGTCTGACCGTACCCAAGCGTCATGCTCTTCTTTGGTCTTGAACTCGCCAGCAGTTTTCCTTTTTTGCTCCTTGACATAGTCTGCATAGTCGTTTATCGGGTCTCCGCCTTTGTCTTTAATCTTCTTCATAGAGAGGTACTCTTCTACGTCTAAAGCGTCCTTAATGGGCTTATCCGTATATGGGTTCTTCCCTACTGCGTCGATTATCGCTTCTATACGCGCCTTTTCGATTTCCTTCTGCCTTTCGGCTTCGCGTCTCTTTCTTGCGTATTCAGCATTGACCTCTTTCGACTGCTCTTTCTTTGAGGCTACCTCTTCCTTAGATTCATCTTTTTTCTCCACTTCCTCCTCAGACTCTTCCTCCTCTTCGGACTCTTCGTCCTCGGTTTCGGGCTCACCCTCGTCAGTTTCGTCATTTTCAGTATCTTCGGCTACGGAATCGGTCTCCTCGTCTTCTCCCGCTTCGGGCTGGGATTCCTCTGCGGTTTCCTCGGACTCTTCGTCCTCGGTGTTTTTTTCCCCAGCTAACAAATCTTCCTCATGTAACATATAACTTCTCCTTGTATTTTTCCGCTATTACTGCGTATATTTCTAACGGTTTCCCGTATAGATTCTTATATTGCGGCGGCTTCATCGCCCGCCATTCTTTCTATAATCGCTGCAAACTCAGAAGCGTCCTCATAAACTTGTCCATATTGCTTTGCCATGAGGTTTGCTGAGTCTATCTTACTTGTCGCTTCGGCATAAAGTTTCGCCACGATTGCTCTCAGGTCGTTGTTTTGTCGAGTTATTGTAGAAACGTCGTCAATGACCTTGCTTTGTTTCTCTAATAGACTAGCCGCTTGCTCCAGCTGCTCTTCTAACTGGCTTATTTGCTGGCCCATTTGCGCGACCTGGCTTTCTTGTCCTTCTTTTACAAGTCTCTCGATTGCGGCTTTATCTCTCAACATATCACTAGGATAACTACGTACATAAGTAAGCGCGTCTATTGCTCCTTTTTGGAACATAATGTCGAGCATTTGTATGTCGCTTGCCGCCGAGCTTCTTACCCCTTTTGTGGCTTCTACAACTATTGAAAAACTAGCGTTTTCGTATTGTGAGCCGTCGAAGGTCGCGTATATGGCCTCTTTCTTTTCTTCGTCCGTTTTATTATCATGCACGTCAGTATACGAAAAGCGTTTATCGCGGTAGAATAATTTGAAGAACTGAGCCATTACAAGCCCTTGCTTCTCTTTTACTCTCCAGAATCTTTCCCTTAGCTCTTCGATAGGCTGCGTTGCTTGAGCCTGTAATTGTGCTATTGCTACCCCGCTATTGCCACTCTTACTTATTTCCCCAGTCAGTACTTCGCTGGCTCCAGAGACCGACCGAGTTGACTCGACCATGTTCTTCAAAACCATAAGAGGCATTGAGTTTACTTGTGGCGGGTCTAGTTTTCTTATCCCGTATTGGTCGTTTGAATAATCAACCAGGACTTGCCCTGCCTCGTTTGTAATCTCTTGGCCTTGCAGCGCGTCTCTCTTAACAACGTACTTTCCCCAGGAAACGGCTTCAACCGCCATAAGTTGCATAGCGGTATTAAAGTTTATTGCCTTTTGATTGGGAATAAGCCCCTCAGCCTCGGATATTCCGTAAATGCTATCCTCCCTTTCCTCGTATGAACCAAACACTATCGGATACAAACTTGCTTTCGGTCGTTTTGTCGAGGGGTCGCCACCCACTTTATTTTTAAGGAGGCGTGGGTTGTCTGGCAGTGAGTTGTTACTGACGTCGGCGACCCCTAGTTTTCGGGCTATTCCTGTATAATCTGGCGCGATAGGTGTTGCTTTATTTACTATCGTCCCTTTTACTGCTTTTTCAAAAAAAACTTCACCGTCTTTTCTAAAGTATCTAATTAAAACGGTACACAGCTCAGAGCCTTCTTGTTCAAGCGTATATTCGTCTTGCTCGTCTGCTGCTATAAGTTCCTTATCTACGTCGTCGTCCGCGGCTTCCTTGACAGAATCAACGGGCACACGCTGAGGTATTATAATCCACTTTTGTTTTTGCTCGTCTTTTTCGCACGGGTTAGCAAAGTAAACATTTCTAACGTCTATAACTTCGCAACGTAGAGCCCCGTCCTCATTGGCTTCGAGGCCTATGCCTTCTGTATCCCAGTAAAAGTGATAGCAATACGACCCTTTTATGACGGCGTCTTTGACCGCTATGGCGTCAAGTTCGTCAAGTCTCATTTCCCTTGAGATATATTCAGCAAAGTTAGTAAACAGTGAGGCGTCTATTCCTTCGGTTTTAGTTTTATAAACTAAGCGCACTGGGACCGAAGTCAACAATGCGCGCTTATTTCTACATATAAACTTAACGTAATTCGTAACGGGCCTGGGTAGTGTTCTTGTTGCCTCGGTGGGAGCGGGCCATTGCCGTCCCTCAAAGAAGTCTATATTCTCCTTTATTTGAGACGTCAATTTAAGAGCATTCTGGTAATCTCTTGCTCTCTCGTACATTTCCCAGACTTCGCATACGCTATCTTCTGAGATTAAGGCGTTTTCGTCAATTTGGCTTCCCAAAGAGATACTCCTCTAGTAGGGTTTTGCTTTTCTTCTCCTCTTCCTTTCGTTCCAGGATATAATCCGAGAGCGTTTGAGAGGTTCCTTTCTTCAAAGCCTCTACTTCTTTTTTTAGCTCGTCTAACTCTCTCTTGAGTTTTCTTATACTTACCAAGCTATATATTCCTCCTCTATGCTACTTTTTTTAGCGTAGCCCGCGAAGTTCTTTTGCAGGAATGACTCCTCGCTTAGTTTCTCGGCCCACATATTTATTCCTTGTCCTGCGACACAGTGGGCGATTGCCGTACACATAACCATATCGTCGTGTTTTCCTTGTACTGCTTCTCCAGAGTTGTTTTCGTTGCGCAGGAAGGTCAACATTTCTCTTAAGGTCTCTGGGTCGCACTCGCGCAGCGGGTCGTCCCTGAATGCTCTCTTAAACTCTGACAAGATTATCGGCTTTGTCGCTTTCGTTGTCTTAAATCCTAGTGAGGGTTTAATCCTGTTGGTGAGAGCGTCTAGTTTCTCCTCTTGGTACAACCACTCATATCCCAGCTTGTCCAGTTCTATCATTGGCACGCGGGAGAAGTTTGTTTCTACTCCTATAATCGCGTCATTATAATACTTTCCTAAGCAATATAACTGGTCGGCATACAGGTCGTCGGCAATATACTTTATCCGAAACGCTGCGACCGTCCTACGGGTTATATTGTCTATAACTTTCGCGGTATAGTAGTCGCTTCCTTCCCCTGCGGTATCTCCACCTATTGCGTACGGTTTCTTCGCAACAAGGTCGTTATCATTGGCTTCGCGTACAGTTTTTACTTCCACGTCTCCATGGGTTAAGACTTTGACTTGCGGTTCATTATAGATAACAATCGCGCCGTACTCGTCGTCCTCCCATTGAATGTCAGTTATCTTGCTCGAATAAATGTCGACAGCGTACTTCCTATAAGTGAAGTTCCCACGCCTTAGCGGTTTCTCCTCCCGTACGTCGTCTAATCTTGAGAGCACTAATTCCTTATCGAAGTAACAGCTACCGCTAGATATAAACGCCTCTTCAGGAGTACAGGGATATTCTTGTCGTATTGAGGATTTCTCAAGGAAGCTATTGTATTTTTGGACATACCATGCAATTTGGTTGGCTGAAAGCCCTTTATAATCTTTTAGCCAATTTACTCTTGCCGATATCCAATCGTCCTTCAAGTTGTCAAGTACGGTCAGGTCGTCTATCCTATATTCCGAAGTTTTCCACCATTCAAAGAAGAGGTTATGGCAGCTTCCGCTATCCCATAAATCTTTCGCGTCATT